CTCTACACCACCACTCGCAAGAGCCGTTCCTGCCATAAATCCGAATACTGTATTGTCTGTACCAGCATCATTATTAGATAGCGAGATTCGGGAGTTTTCATCGATTTTCATATTTATAGCAAGAGAGCCAGATAAAGGTTTTGTTGCAAATTCCATATATCCACCACAATCATCACCAGCATTGGAATCGTCTGTATAGGTTCGTCCACTTATCATCGCAATATTCTTGCGAGTTGATGCACCAGCACCAGAGTTATCATTATTTACAAATTGGACAGCACCTACTCTCGTATCACTATTTGCTGTTGTGCTACCAAGTTCAATCATACCTACTTGGTCAGAACCACTACCATAAACAGTTAAAAATGAACCACTTGAACCACTTGCAGTTGAATCTATTAATGGAGATGTAGTACCAATCCCGATCTTGTTTGCATCTCTTGCAATAACCATTCTGGAAGTGACAGTATCTTCATTACCAGATTTAAAATGTAAATATTCATCTCCACCATCATATACTATTCTAAACCCATAAGCATTAGATGCTCCAAATGCAGCTACTGCTGAGGCACCTTGTTCTGTTAAATCTAAATAAGCATCATCATCTAAATCTGCCGCTATATGTATACCGGCATTTGTACCAGATGATAAATCAGCCGCAATTGTTAAAAGGTCTGTTGGAGAATCTGTACCAATTCCAAGCCTTTGATTAGCGGCATCATAGGTCATGCCAGTAGTACCACTCGTATCTCTAAAGTATATTTTTTGAGTCGTAGCTGGTGCTTGTAGCAATGCTCCTGTACTTGTAGAACTGTATAAAACATTTTGATCATTGCCTTCAATCCAGCCTTTAAAACTTACATCACCGCCTGACTTAATTCTCATCCGTTCAGTTGCCGCTGCTGATGTGTTTGTTGCGAATACAAGAGCAGTTGAATTATTATCTGCTGCAAAAGTATCTTCAGCCTCTCCCCAGATAGATGCACCAGCCAGGATAGCATCAGTACCACTAGACTCTAATGGTGCAAGAAAATCTATTCTACCTAAAACATCATTATCCACTACTGTTAGTTCAGCAGTTGATAGGTTTAGTTTACCAGCTCCAGTTGCTCCTGTTCCTGTTGTTCCACGAATCTCTGCATGAAATTGTGCTAATTTAAGAGCAAATGTAGTTCCGTTGTCTCCATCTTTTACATCTACTAAGGTTGTTCCGTTTCCGCCACCATCTCTATCTACATGAAGTAGTTGCTCGTATGATGATGCTATTGATTGACTTGATAAACTTGCCATTATTTTGTTCCCCTTTCCATGAGATCAGTTTGCATAGCTTTCTATGCGGTTATTAATCTATGAATGACCACTTACGCTTTTCTTCTTGCCATTGCACAAGTATGTCATTGTATTTTATTTCTTTAGTTAATTCTTTTAGTGTTTCAGTAACATCAGACACGCTTTCACCTACTAGGTTAGCCCCAGCATTTTTTAAAGCTACAGATATAGATGCATTACTTGTTCCAGCTAAATCATTCGCCCAGGATTTAAGCATAGTCGTTAGGCTACCAGAATATCCTAGTTCTTGTAATCCAGCTCTCATTGCATCATTCATACTTGTAGCTGTAGTTGTTCCAGCCACATCCATGAAATACTCTTTTAGTATAGAGTTTATATGAGTTTTAGAACCTAGTGCCATTATTTCTTAGCTTTCTTTTTTTTCCCATTTGCATCACATTCTTCAAATCTTGCTTTAAATGAATCTAGATCATGTTTTTTAGCGGGATCATATTTTACTACATCCCCATTTGGTCTTTTAAAATATATATCTTTCATTTTCAACTCCTACAATGGCTGGGGGCATAAAGCCCCCGACCATCAATTTAAGTTAGTTATTAGCTAACATCGTGAAGTATATAGACACCAAAAGCATCTTTTGTTTCAACTTCACCCCAGAAACCAGTAGCAACATATTCAGTAGATCTAAATGATGCATTACGCTCTGTTTCGATTCTAAATAGTCCTTCTGGACCTACTGCTAATCCCATAGCTCCCTTTGAGAACATGAAACTTGCAGAATCACCACCAGAACCAACATTATCATTGATTTCATTAGAGAAATAAATGTTGATACCACCGATAGCAGTTACATAACCACGACTCATCATTTCTTGACCTTGCTCACCTAATAGTGATGCTGGTTTAGCGTTAGAGCCAGTTACAGCAACATCAACTAATAGACCTTGCAGTCCTTTGTCACCCCAGATTCCTTCATCACTCATAACGAGATTATATGGAGCAGGAGCATTAGCTGCTCTTAGTTGCCTTAGACCACCAAAGATGTGATCAAGTGTTAGTTGTGTACCAGCACCGCACTCTGTTTGTGAGAATCCAGTTCCCAGAGCTGTAAGGTCTGCATCTAACTTTGCTGCTAGAGCATTACCAAGAATATCACCAGTATTACCAGTAATATCATCTGCATTACCCATTACAGCTAGATCGGTAACATCTGCACGAATACAATGTTCACTAACTGTCGCTGAACGAGCTGTGGTTGTTACACTTGTTACTGTTGAATAGTCTGAGCCATCTGTAGCCGCACCAACACTTGAAGATGCTACTGCTGTATATTCAGGCCATTGAACTGTGATTGCCCCAGGAGGGCATTGTTTGGTTGATACCAGAGGGAACATGACATTAGCAACATTAAATGCAATGATTGCATCACCTATTACTTTATCTAGACCACCCTGGGCAACCCCTGTATCTGTTTCAGCCATTTGACTTACTTCCTTTTATTTGGAGGTTCCCATCCATTGAAGTATTTGCGATTCGTTACAGGCTTCTTTCCTTTCGCTACATTATTGGCTCTTTCTTCAAGTTCGTCTATCATTTTTGAATAACGAACCTTCTCACCTCTGATCTCAGCAGATATATCACCATCTGGAAGATTGGTTTCTTTCAATTCACCTTTGGGATCTAGATCAACCCCGAAAGGTTTGTATTTACTTGTAGCCAATTCTAATTCCTTTATTCACTTGGTTCTGCTTTTGATAAGATGCGGGATCAGACTCAGCCCATTCAGCCATAGAATTATAGCCACCGAATGTTCCTGGAGATTGATTGTCCACTTTAACATTTGTTGTCGGTTGTGCATATTCTTCAGCCAGATCTTGAATCACCTCAATCGGATGTTTAGAAAATTTCTCTTGCTTATCCTCAGGGAGTTTACCTAACCAGTATTCCCTTTGATCAGCCTCTAAAGTATTCAAGCGTTCTATCGCAGACTCTCCTTCTTTTACCTTCAATTCCAATTCAGCTATTACTTCATCTTTTTTACCTTCAGCTATGAGGAGTTCTTTTCTACGACCTTCTTCTTTTGCTTTCATAGATGCCAATTCATTCTGTAGATCTTTGATCTGAGATTTCTTTGACATTACTTCTTGCAGTAATCCAGAATCGCTTGATGTCTCTGCATTACTCTGGCTATCAGTTGCCACCTCTTGCACTTTATCCTGTGCTGGTTCTTGTACGCTATCTTGTACTTTTTCTTGACTCATGTCCGAGTTCCTTCTTTTATTATTAAAATCTTTTGCCTATGGTAAATGTGACAGGCTTTCTAGTGTACTTCTGTATGTTCTTATCAAATCTATCATCTAACCTATCTAGAGTATCTTTAATTATTGCATCAGTTATTCTTTTATTAAAAATGAACCAATCAGCACCTTTCCTACGACCTCTATCTTTCAAATTTTCTGCTCTTTCAGCATAAGTACCTATCACTCCTATAGTGACACCATCTTTGTCTATCTTTTGTCTTTTGATATTATCTAGCATTTTACCAGTTAATGTTAAATTGACAAATCCTGTCTCTGTACTCGATTGACTCCTAGCTGCTTTCCTGTTTTTCTTTGCTATAGCATAACCAGGATGATAACTGCCTTTGATAGCTCGTTTGTTTCTTATCTGGTCACGAACAACATTGGCTGCATTATCACCAACATCCGCCCAATCTTTTAAGGGGATGTCCACTATCCTACTGGCATCTAATGGTTTAATTCGCATCTAATTGCCTGTTCGCTTGTTCACCTTTGAATTGTGCTTTCCTTGTAAACCTTTGAGGTTCGTGTCTGCAACCAAAATGAGTACCACTATTGAATGCTCCTGGTTCTGCTGATTCAAATTCTGCTATGGTCATAGGTCCTAAAGCTATAAGCCTAAGACATTCGTCACTTGTTCTATTATCTATCGGTCCTTCCCAGATGTATAGATTATCTTCTGGTGCATTGTTAGCCATCTCTCTTGTGACATTCCTACTGAACTTTCTAAGTGAATCATCTACAAGTGCCTCTGCTTGTGCTGGTGTTAGACCAAATGAACCAACTACATTTTCAAAGTCACTTACTGATAGGTCACCTATAACAGATTCTATCATAAGTTTCCGCATGACATCTATCTTATCTTTTATTTTATTCTGATATACAATGAGGTCGGTTCGTATTAGTGACTCTATTACATTCTCTGATATGTCTGCAAATGATTGCATGGCTCTTAATTCACTAGCGTATTGTATCATTAATTTCTCTAACTCTACATCCATTTCTCTTCCAACAATGCTATCTAGATCCATATCTAATAATTCTTTTACAATCAGGTCATTCGGTACATTTGCCTTGTTAGCTCTATTATATATTCTAAGAGCAGTATCTTGTATCTTTTCCATTGCTAGACTAAAATCTTTTCCTGTATATGCCATCACGCTTGTAGTATATCAAGTAATGGAGTTGCTGTCTCTGGCTGCTCTACTACTTGTTCCTCTTGTATCTCGTTGAACTTTTCTTCTATTTCTTCTGGTAATGCATCTGGATTGACCAGTTTAAGATATAGTTCTTTCTTGCTCATCAATCCTTGCTCTAATAGGAATAGGTATCTATCTTTCTCTTCAGCCCAGGACAATGGAAACTCTGCCTCACTAAAATCAACTGCATACGATTCTGATAAGTTCTTATTAGCATGAACAGATAATAAGGTTCTATCTATTTCATATCTACTATGTTCCCATTCTCTGAATAGCGGTATATCAGACTCTCTGCTTTCTAAATTCTCTAATGATAATATCTTTAATGCCTCACCGCTTGGAGGTGTACCGCTTTCACCCCACCTAATAGATAGTGCATGATTTTGCCCGACTTGATTGACCATCATCTTAACTGATTCTATCATATCCTTAATAGAGCCTGTTGGTGATACATACGATAGTGATGCACCCTCAGGTAAGGAGATAAGCCTATCAATACCGCTTTTAAGATTAGGTATCTCTGTATCTATTCCTGTGATAACTGGCTGACCTAATGCGAATCTAGTAGCTAATGCAATCTCTGTCATGGCGATAGATACTTGCAAGGCTGCTCTTGCTACATCCATTGAGTCTGAAGGGAATTGAACTTTACTGATAGGGATAACACCATAGGGATTAATGAAATCATCTCTACCATTCGCTGGTTTGATTTTTGATGCAGTATTGAATAGAAAGTGCATACCAGGCTCCCCATCCCTAGCCTCTGACCAAAATACGAATTGTCTCTTTCCTTGATGGTCTTTACCTACTTCATAAGATATGCCATATATCTGACCATCAGGATCACAGTATTCTTTGGCATGAGGTATTAGGTCGTACTCTATTCTCTGATGTCTTTCATTCCATTTACTTCTAAAGTAGCATTTACCTAACAGCCAAGCTACTTCACTAAATTCTCTAGCCTTAGAATCAAGCTGATGTGTGTATTCTAGATATTCTGTAGCTAATTCAGCATCTATATATCTATCTATATTCTTTAATACCATCATACGACTTCTTGCAAAGCGTGGTACTATTCTCATACCGAATGGAGGTATCTGCGATAGAGTTGAACCTGGAAACCATTGCTCTAAGTGTTTATCTAGGTTGCGATTATAATAGAAGTCTAGTGATGTATCTTTCTCTGCTATCTCATTCTTTTTCATAAACGACTCTGCTCTACGAACAGAATCCATTACTGCCTGTTTACCAAGATCAGGGAGCATTACTTTATCGTGATAATTATATTCCATATTCTACCATTCAGAGCTTTGAGCAATTCTTTGTACTACAGGATGTTTCATTGCGATATAATAGCTACAGGCATCTAGTGCATGAGTCAGGCTTATATCTTTGGTTTTATCTATCTTACCATCTCTTGATCTTTGTACTTGCTCTAGGTCTTTTATTAAATATTTACATTTAGGATCTACTGTCATTCTTACTTTGCCATTCGCATCTTGGAGCAGTCTATTTAAAGAATTGAGTCTGTCAATAATTGGAGGATTTGCTCTCTTAGCAATAACATTAAAACCATGATCCCTAAGAATGATGTGGTCGCTTTTATTTGATGTTGTACTTCTGGCTCTACCAGCACTATCTGGATAAGCATTAATATTTGGTGCAATTTGTTTCATTGCCAATGCTAACTGGTCAGTATTAGAGTTTGATTGTCTTATCTCATCAAAGTAGTGTATTGTACCATCAGAATACTTACAGCCTAGCACCGCTGTCATATAATCAACATTGAAATCAACACCCCAGAACAGATCAGCAGTTAATTCTTTAGCCTGTTTGACATGGAGTTTTCTATCAAAGTTATATGCTGCTCTATTGCCAGTAGATACAAAGTCTGCAAGAAACTCTGTTTTGAATGTTCTTTCATCCATTGTTGCTTTTGCTTTTTCTATCTCTTCTTCAGTTACAAAGCCACCTTCTACTGTTGTGTATTGCCATGACTTCCATTCTGGATCATCACCTTGTCCTCTAAGGTATGCATCATATAAGTGATCAAATGAGTTAGGAGTGCCAATGAATAATGTTTCCCCTTGTGTGGTTGTCAGCATAGGATAGATTATCTCTTCATATACATGCGGTTTGATATAGCTGTATTCTTCCATACAAACCATATTGATTCCAGAGCCTCTAAGATTATTCTCTTGTTCTGCACCTTTCAAAGCTATCTCTGAATCATTCGGTAGTTTAATAGAAAGTTCTGATTCATTAATAACTGCACCATCATATTGTCTCATTATAGATCTAAGCATTGGCCATGTTGTTGTCTTGAGCTGCCTATATGTAGGTCCTACTATCCACCTTCTTTCTCCTGGTTGTATCTCTTTGGTCAATAACCACATTAAACTAAGGATAGACTTTCCCCACCTTCTTCCCGCTACGACCACTTTTTGACGAGCCTGATGGTTTAATATACTTTTTCTTATTTCGTTTATTTGCCAATTAGTCAAAGCTCATTATCTTGATAGGTTCATTCTTGTTAGTGACTTCCCTGATTTCTTTAGCCTTACCTTCTGTTCTATCGCTTAAATAATTAACAGCACCCAAGCTGCCATTCATTGCTAGACTGTATACTTTACGGATCATTCGTTCTTTTTTAGACTTACCATCTACATCTAATTCATCAAATACTTCATTGATTATGTCAGCTAATGCACCTCTTCTACCATTGGGGTTCGCATTGTTTCCTGGCTTAAATTGGGTGTCAATATTACCACTACAGCCTTTCTCATATTGACCATTCGCCTTCCGTTTTACCTCCGATTTACTCATCTACCAGAGCCATTACTAATGCTTTGTTAATTTTATCCATTAAATTCTTGACCTTATGAGTATCTATTTCATAGACATCAAATTCTAGTCTCCAGTTGTGAGTGGTCTTGAGATTTTTGATACCAACCAATTCAACATTAAGAGTGACACCCCTTTCTTCTGTATCTTGATCATTCATATTAGTTTATGGCTGCCGACAACCAAATCTCGTTATTCCTGTCTTTCGCCCCCATCATTACCTTGTAGTAATACATCTGCATCTTTTCAGCGAGTAGGGCAACGAGTAACCCTTTCATATATATAGGTATGAACGGAACCTATTTTTTGAAATATTTTTGTATCTTTTTACAGGAATTGTAGAAAATATTGGAAGCGTTCTTTCTGCTAAACCCATTAATATCACCTATATAGCGAAAACTGTAGCCCTGTACTAATCGCAGAAATAAAATTTCACGCTGTTTCGGTTTCAGTTCCGCCCAAGCGTTAAAAATTGCTTTGGAATAACTTAACTCATCATTATCTAACTGATCCCTATAGAACAAATACTCTATGGTTGTTTCTGATACTCTTAATCTGCTTTTCGCTATTTTAGCTAGTTTTTCCGCATCTGCGAATTGATAGCCTGTATCTGGTATGTCCATTGGTATGTGTTAAGTGGTCAGGATATGCTTGATAGTATCTACCATTCTTTTTTTTGTCAGTTTACCATCTATTCCTTGCTGCATTATTCTTTCTATTAGTTCTATCTTTTTTTCTGTTTTATGTTTCCAGCCTATTAACCATTGTATTTCTGACTCTGCATCCTGGTTCTTTTTTTTGAGTTCTTTTAACTCTGACCAAAGTGGTATTCTCATACATTCCCCCTATCTTTTATTAAAAAATATATACAAATACTAAAAAACATAAAAACAGCTAATCCTAACATAAACATCCCTAGCATATACGCCTCGAATATCCATTCTGTAATTTCAATGATTATCATCTGATCCTCCATGATAGAGCCTTCTATCCCATTTGTTTAGATAATAGAATACCATGATACAGAATCCAATGAACAGATCATCAAATATTCCTGTGATCGCTATTTCATACAAGTAGTAAAGTGTCATATTGACCTCCCTTAGTTAATATTTAGGGAGTTGAGAAACGGAGCAAACCCAACCCCCTCTACCACAAATATATGCCTCACCTGGTTAGCCAACCATTTCATAACAATCTCTACCTTTCGGATCATCAAGCATTGCTGTCATCCTTTTTATTTTAAAACCTTTATTTAAAAGGCATGAAAAGTAAATAAGGATTTGTGAGGCAATCATTTAGGTACACCCCTTAAATTGGTTTGTACCAAATTAGAATTTTTCTTTGCTCTTATATAGGGTGTTTTACAGTTGCCACACCTATATACTTGAAATTTGTTTGCTGTTGTGAAATAGACCTTGTTTATATCTTCCAGCTCATAACTTGCACAATTAGGACAAACATCTTCATCTAGCAATACACCCAGATTTGGATGATTCTTAATATATGGTCTGACCTTTAAATATACTTGCTCTAATCCTAGCACATCATGCTTGTTATATTCTAACATTGTATCTAAGGAGCTTTGATCACCTATTTCGCACTTTTGCCATAGTTCAAAATTAGTATCTAACTTTTGTTCTAGTTTAAA